CACCCTTAAAAATTTTAAAACCAACTTCCCCGGCCATCTAGGATTGATGGTACCGCCCCGAAGAATTCTTGCCTAGTGTGTTGGCAGCACTAGCCCCGCCACGTGATCCTAGCGGTTAGTAGCTGTAGACTGGTAAAAACTCAAACACTCTTGCACCAATTGGATCAAAAATAAATATTATACATTCTCATAACGAATACACTTAATATACAAGAGACACATCCAATTTGGAACAAGCAACTTATCAGTTCACAGGTTCACCCTCATACACTCAGAATGAGGTTATAGGATCCTTACAAGGAAACTAAAGCATCCGGTTCCTAACAAACCATAAGCCGGATGCAGGGTAATACCAAAATCAAGCAATATAGCCAAATTGCACAATTTGGTTTTACCCCGAGAATTCTAAGAAGAATTCTTTAACTGATCTAAGTATAATTTATAATTCGCAAAGGCTTGAGTAATAGAATAAGTAGGTTTATTACCAAAAGCAGGATCATCTTTACATTTTGTACAAAAATCCTCAAAACTTAAAACGTTTGGTGAAATTGTAACAAAATCGGCCACACTTTTAGCATCAACTTCCTTATTTTCTAACTCTAATAATTTTTCTTCATAAACCTTAATACGATTCATTAACTTTTCTTCCATCAATGTCATTTTATCCTCAATGGTAATAGATAATGGATTAGAACCATTATTGTTCATGTTACCACCAGGAAAAAAGAGCACTATATCAGTATTATGTGTACCTCCACCGGTACAAGATGGAATCCAAGTTATTGGACCAGCAGACGTAACTGTGTAACAGCTACTGACACTACCGTTATTAGCTTGTAAGACAGTAGTACCATTGCTGGAATTATTATTAAAAATACTTAAACCACTTAAATTGGTAGTTGAACTAGCCATAGCAGATAAAGTAGCACCTCCAATTATATTGTAATCTATATAAATAACTTGACCTTGTGGCAAACCGCTAACGGTTAAGGTACTAGTAGCTATGACTAATGAATATGACCAACCAGATGGTAAAATTGACGTAGTTGTAGTACTAGTCAAAACGGTATTAAATGGAACACCTGTGGCAGCCCCAACGGAATTAATCCTAATGTAAGGCGAAGTAAGAGAGGGTGCAGTATATATTTTCATAATAAACCCACGTATCTTATATGTAACCCACAATTCTCCAATAATACCTGTGGAACCACTAGGTTGACCTTCAGTTGAAATATAAAGATCCAGATAATCATACTCCCTAATAGAAGTACCAGTAGGGATAGAAGTATTACCATCTCGAACATAATATGAACGAAACGGTCTATCAGCCAATTTACACTCGACTCCAACCCACATATCTTGTGAAGGTTTGCAAGTTAAACTACCCTGATAGTTTTCTTGAGTAGTAGAATCCGGAAAAACACTAGAATTTGAATCATACACAGGAGTTACTATAACTTTACCGATTGCAACATTTGCCGAATAATCAGCTGATGTAGATACGAACTCAAATATCATACCATCAATAACATATTCGGTAAAGTTATTCCACAAATTTCCAGATCTAGGTAAAAATGCCGATATACCGGGATTACCACTAACTTTAGTGATATTAAATGCACTAGATGGTGAAATATTCATTATTTTTTCTCTGTTAGTTAAATACATACCATCTGAGTTACTAGCAAATCCCGGGGCGGGTGCATCAGAAGATGCGGCAGCATGAATCAACGAATTTGTTCTAATTTTATCAAAGTTATGAACTGCCTTAGTTTTATCAACAAATCTCTGTTGATAATCTCCAGTACCAAAAATCTCGTTTATTCCAGCAGTTATACCAGCACCTGCTGTTTGAGCGAATAAATCACCCCAATTTTTAGCATGAATTTTATAATCACCTTTACCCACCATTTTACCTTTACTATTATTATTAATCTTCTTTTTAATCTTCTTGACTATCTTTTTCTCAATCTTTTTTTCCACCTTTTTCACTTGTTTACCTAATTTTGGTGGTCCGGGATTAGGTTCAATACCCTCCATGGTTAAATCTCTAATCCAACCAGACCCAAAATTATCTATATGAATTTGAGGTACTTCCGATTCTAATTCCCCCAAATCTAAGAGCTCAGTGTTATTTATTTTAATAACTTCTTCCTGAACATAATGTTCTCCAATCAAATGCTTATCATTAAACTTATAATTATCATTATACTCTACAGCATTTAATGGATTCAGCCATTTTAATCTATCATCCTTACATCCTTCACAGAATACATAGACAAAACAGCAATGTTTACAACATGTAAATGTCACCTCTTCAAAAACACTTCCACTATGGTAACAATTGAAACATACATATTTATCAGGACCTAATCCTTGCATCACTTCAAAATAATCTTCTACAAAAGCTTTTAATTGTTTTTTATCAAAATCACACATTTCTTAGGAACACCGAGTTTTCATTTGTGTGGTATCGGACTTTTCCATTTAACCAAATATCAATATATGACCCAATAGTTCATATACGGTGAATTACACATTGGAATATTTTACAAATGGCCACACAAAGAGGATTTACTAAAATCAAAACATAACCAGTAACTCCCCCGTACTAGAAGGTATTCAACCCTCATTCCGTGGATCACCCTGCCTAACAATAAAGGTCAAAGACTGCATTACTGTATTACAGGACAGACTAGTTAATCTAGTTATAATTAAGCCTATTAACCGTATATTAATAGGGGTTTATAAATCACTAAACCAGTGAGATCGAGCTTTTTTAGTTTCATAAAACTTGGACATTACACTCTACGCCCGAACGAACCTAGTATTCCTGGACAGTTCAACCGGGAGTTTTAAAAGGACCTAAGCGCCACTCTGCGTTTACAGAGGCTTGTGACTCTCGCCAGGACGGCCGCATTAACGCACTAAGGCGTTATTAGAGAGCGCTTTAATTAAACCAAACCTTGGGTCCATTGGTATCTAAATCAAACATAGTTTCAAGGTAAGGTAATTTAAGATGTTTAGGGTCTTTAACTGACGGTAAACAATTCTTAAAATGTTCTGCATATTTATTTTTCCAACCATAAACTGAATCGAGTATAGCTGCAGTATGACCAGTAGGCTCATGATAATTTTTAGTTTTTAGAGCCCAATCATAATTTTTAGTAAAATATGCATTAACTCCTTCGGTTTGTTCTATAATATGGTCCAGCAGAACCCTTATAGGTTCTATAAAATAACATTGTTTATACAAACCAATGGCTGAACCACGCAACAATTGTTCAACCGAAACGTGTTCTGGTTTTTCAACATAATAACCAAACTTGCTAATGACTTTACCAGGACATGGTCCCATAACCACACCGTCCTCAGTTGGATAAAAACGGCTGGAGCAGAATTGAGCATCATATATAGATGTATGGTTAATAGCTTCACTATTAAAACCAAATTTTGACATATAAGGGACCCAATCAATTTTCTTTTTACTACGTCCCACATTATCATCACCTTGTACCAACATCTTCAAGATTTTCATTATATACTTAGTTTGTTCAACATCAATTCTCTTCCGCTTAGTATTAAGCTTCAATTCTTCATAATGAAATTTCTTATTTTTATCTCTCCAACATCTCACATGAGGCACAAGTTTATTTTTAAAAGTATCGACTTTGGCAATATAATAATGCATTAAACCATTTAATAAAGAATTTCCTAAAGACGTATATGGATCACCAGACTTTCTAGTAGCCCAAACTTTATACCTAAAACCATGTTTAGTTCGTCCTCTAGTTTTCATATTAGCTTTAATTAGACGTAACACAGCTCTAGGGGCACCCCATCTTCTAAATAATTCATATTCCAACCATAATAAAGGCATGGAAACAGAAGAATCAAAAGTACCTATATCATCTTCAAAAAAATGATGACCATAATCATCATTAGAAATACATTCACCTATCTCTTCATTAGATTTTCCACTAGTAAAGGTGATAAAATGATTTAAACCCCATGATTTTTTAAATCTATCTTGACATGCCATCATCCAAGGACCAACAATACAGATAAATTCCGCTTCCGCTCCCGATATAAAACGAGGAGCCTTATTCTTAATCCCACATGGAGTACGATACAATAAATTTTCCATCTTCAAAAAGGATGAACGTAAAGTCCATTGTTTACACTGAGAATCAGTTAATGGTGTAAACTCATCAATACCTTCTGAATTTAAACGTAGAAAAGTTTTATATAGTGTTCTTTTAACAGAAGGACGTGCATTAGATCTATACAAATACACAGCTTGATGTTCTTTCAAATCAGGATATTTTAACTTTGCTTTTTTCAACAACTCTTTATCTTCCAACAATTCTTCAATCCTCACATCTCCCATATTGGGTATTAATCTCTTATGATTGTGTAGGACATCATAAATCATGGAAACCATAAATTCATCATCAAAACTAGGTGTTTGTAAAACAACTCTAGAATTCAGTGCTTGTTGTTCATTAAACCTATTGTCCGCAAAAAAAATAGGCGCCCAATCGTTAGTGCAATAACCTGCTGTAATTTTCTCTTCAATTAACATTGGGTCTCTTATTTTATTATTTTTATCAGCATATGGATTTAACGTAATACCAGAACCAGGTTTAACAGGCTTAGTGATAACTTTAGAATTGATAGTATTGCTAACTTTGGATTTTTCAAAAATAAATTTTGGTAAATTTACCATAAGACTAAATCTCCTACATGCAAACCAATTTTAGCAATTTGCATGTTGATATACCTAACTATTATATACAAGATAAAGCCAAAGTTGAAATCTACCAAAAAACCTAAGAAAAACAATTCTACAACACCAATAATTATCTGAAATTTTATCAAACTAAGCTGTCGTCGTAATAAATATCGACTAATATAACCCCCAGGTCCATTAACTGAAATATTCAAAGATCTCAATCCATAACTGAAGCTATTAACAATGGTGATACTCTGACCATATAAGATGTAGTATCTGTACCCAACCAATAAAACTGTAACAACTGCTGTTAAAACAATAATAATAATATTACAAGTTTTATCCGTTATATATAAATTTAAATAATTAGTACATAATTCAATTTTAGAATTACTAACATCCTCTAAATGAATAGTAAGGCCAAGGAAAACCAAGTGAATAGTTAAATAAGACACGGCAACAAACATATCTAACATCAATTTTATCTTAACATAGCTATAATATATAATAAAATATTGTTTATTCAAGCCAAAACTAGTTAAAATAAATAAAAGCAAAGCAAAGGGCCAATTTAATTTATAACCATGAGTGTAATGTTCTAAAAACATAAATATAAAAGGTAACACTCCAAAATAATTAATTGACCACATTTTGTTCATTAATAAAGCAAATGAAGGTGCATTTTCAACATGTGATTCATAATAAGCTAATAAAGGTGCATATCTAGTTGTATTCAAATATATTAAAGAATCTTTATCAGCTACACGACTCATTAAATGTTTACATATATGAACTGTTTGTTCATAGCACAATAAAGTACTATCATGCTCTTTAATGGGGTTGGACCAAAAAACTTTCAATTCATTTACAATTGTTTCAGGCATTTCTACCCAAATCTCTTTAGTGCCATAAAAACCCCCTAATAATGTAGGCATATTAGAGTCGTTACTAAGAATACCCATGTTTACACCGTATTGAACTGCTTGCTTAACTTTAAACATTTTTGTTCTAACGGACACATCACGATTTTCAATATTGTCCAACAAAAATGAACCAGCAGGCTTATCCAAACGGGTAACTGGGTAATCAATTTCATCACTTGAACCTTCATCTAATTCTTCGGATCCAGATATTTCACCAGAGTCAGAATCAGGTTCAACTTCTACATCGTTATTACCTTTTTCGGAAGGTAATCCAGACACTTTCTTTTGTTTCAAGTGAGCTTTCTCATCCAACTCACTATCCCAATCTTTCATAATTTTAATAGTATCTGGTTCACTAGTAGGAACATTAGTTACCACTACCTGAGATAACTTAGTTACTTGACGTTTAGGTACTATATGCTTAAAGCTAATCTTAATATCATTTCCATATTTAATTCTAAAAGCTTTAACACACATAGCACAATTTCGTATGGTTCCTAATTCAAAGGAACCACCATGTCCTGCCTCTACATGCCCCATATCCTTAAGGATACAGCGTATGCAAGGTTGTACCAAGCTATGTTCACAACTACGTCCATCAAGAGCAAGGCCAGCAAAAGGCACTCGTTTTTTATCTACTTTAATAGTATTCTTGCTTTCCTCACTCGAATACTTAGAGTCAACATGCTCGAGACCAGTAGTACCCAAAGGTAAGTCGTTTGAATGATCGTGATCAACAACTTGTCTACTGTTTTCAGTAATTTTCTCAGGTTGTCTAAGAGGTTTCACAACATTAGACAATGAATCAGTAACACTTCCAACTAATGGCTTAGCTGGAGGCAACGGAGCATTACTGATATCATTATCCCCTAATAAAGGTTGTTTCAGTTCACTAATGTTTTGCTCATTAGAACCAAAAGGAATATAATTCGACATTAAGGGAATAATAAATAATAATAGCGTAAAAATACATTAATTCTCATTGCATTTTCAATGAGGCGCTATAAGATAATTAAAATGACTTGTCCAAGCACATGATGTACACAAGCCAAGTTGCACAAATTAACTCTTGATTCACAGAAGAGAATAATTCGTGACTAACCAACAACATTATCTGGAAAAACGCTAAGTGAATCTAATTTAAATGACACTGCTAGAACAGATTGCTTTACTATTACACAAAGACATATGCCCAAAGTTCACCCCATCATTAGAGAATTCACAACAAATCCTGTAGGTCTCTACTGTACCTCCACTCCAGGCCGAAGTGGTAGAATTCCCTTCAGGGACAATCAATGTTTAAGGCAAAATTACAAAGGGCTGTTATGGCCTAATGTTCCATATCCACATATCTCGCAAG